GCTAATCATTCGGCCCGCTAAGTTTGTACCCGACACGCTAACAAACGCAGCGTGTCGACCCGCGCGTGCGTGCCCGGCAACATGGAGTCATGAACGCAAACGAATCCTCACGCCAATTTCTGAACGGCATACGCAAAGGCACCGTTGAGTCGGTTGAAGGCGCGTTGTGTCGTGTCGTGAGCGGCGATTTACATACCGACTGGATTCAATGGTTCATGCCTTTTGCCGGCGAAACGATCGAGTGGCTCGCGCCCTCGATCGGCGAAGGCGTAATGCTGCTGTGCCCGAGCGGCGACCCTGCGCAAGCTGTCGCGCTGCGCGGTTTTTATTCCGAAGATTTCCCCCCGCCGAGCACCGACCCGGCGAAACACGTTCGCAAGTATCGCGACGGCGCAACCGTCGAATACGACATGGCCGCCCACTCTCTCACCGCCCAATTGCCGGCCGGCGCGACCGTGCTGATCGCCGCGCCCGGCGCGGTCAACGTGCAGACCAAAACAGCGACCGTGCAGGCCGACGATGTGACGCTCGACGCGAAACAAACAACCGTCACCGGAAACATGCTGGTCAAGGGCGCATTCACTTTCGAGAGTGGCATGAGCGGGGCGGCCGGCAAGAGCGGCGGCCCTGCAATGGTCATTTCCGGCACCGTCGCCGTTAGCGATGACGTGATCGCCGGCGGCAAGAGTGGCGCGCATCACACCCACATGGAACAGGGCGACGGCAAACCAGTGAGCGAACCGCTATGAGAGGCATGAACGCATCGACCGGCCGCGCTACGGCCGGCATCGCACACCTGTATCAGTCAATCGCAAAGATTCTGACGACGCCGATCGGCACGCGCATCGCTCGCCGCGATTTCGGTTCCGAGCTGCCCGAGCTGGTCGACGCGCCGAACAATGGCGCGACGCGTGTGCGTCTGTATGCCGCTATCGCGACGGCGCTGATGCAATGGGAGCCGCGCTTGCGTCTGACGCGCGTGCAGCTCTCCGACGATCTGACGGACACCGGCGCGGGCGTGCAAGTCGTCGACATTGAAGGCACGACCACCGAAACCGACGAGCCGGTTTCGACGCACGTGCAGCTCAGTAACCGTGGTGCGGGGGGCGCAGCATGAGCGCAACGCCGATCGATCTGTCGCGCCTTCCATCGCCCGATATCGTCGAAATGATCGACTATGAAACGCTGCTCGCCGAGCGCAAGGCGAGCCTCGTGTCGCTCTATCCAGCCGATCAACAGGACGAAGTAAAGGCCGCGCTCGCGCTCGAATCCGAGCCGATGAACATTCATTTGCAGGAAAACGCCTATCGCGAAGTCGTGTTGCGCCAACGCGTCAACGATGCCGCACGCTCTGTGATGCTGGCCTATGCGCAAGGCAAAGACCTCGAACACCTTGCCGCACTGTTCGAAATCGAACGCCTCACGATCACGCCGGCCGACCCCGAGAACGATATCGACGCAGTATTCGAAGGCGACACCGACTTGCGCGCGCGCACGCAGCTCGCACCGCAAGGCTTTTCAGTGGCCGGCCCCGAGGGGGCGTATATCTCGCATGCGCGCAACGCTGACGGCCTCGTGCTCGACGCGTCGGCCGTAAGCCCTGCGCCCTGCGAAGTCGTCGTTACGATCCTCTCGCGCGCCGGCGACGGCACCGCCGACAAGCCGCTCGTCGACAAGGTGCAAGACGCGCTCGCGGCCGACAACGTGCGCCCGCTCACAGACCTCGTGACCGTGCAGAGCGCGACGATCAAACGCTATGCCGTGCGCGCGACCCTCGTTTTCTTCGCCGGCCCCGATCGCTCTGTCGCACTGGCCGAGGCAAACAGGCAAGTCAGGAAATACACCGACGACATGCACAAGCTCGGCATGGCGATCACGCTCGACGGCGTTTTTGCTGCTGCGCGTGCCCCTGGCGTGCAAAAGGTGTATCTCGACGAGCCGGCCGCCGACATTCCGGCGACCAAATCAGAAGCGCCGTACTGCACGGCGATCGAGCTGATCGACGGGGGCATTTACAACAATGACTAATTTGCCACCGTTGCTGCTCGCCCCTAACTCGTCGACTGCCGAGCGCAACCTTGCGCGCGTCGGCGCACGCATTAGCGATATCCCGTCGCCGCTCAACGTGCTCATGAATCCCGATGCGATCCCGCTGCCGCTGCTGCCGTGGCTCGCGTGGCACCTCGGCGTCGACGCGTGGAAAGACTATTGGCCGGAACAGACCAGGCGCGCCCGCGTCAAGGCCGCTATTCCGATCGCGCGCAAGAACGGCACGGCCGCTGCGGTGCGCGAAGTCGTCGCCGCTTTCGGCGCAAACATCGCCCTGCGCGAATGGTTCGAGCAAACGCCTCGCGGCTTGCCTGGAACGTTCGACGTCGTGCTCACGGTTAGCGGGCGCAACGGCGAAGCCCCAACGGCTGCGCTCGTCGCCGATGTCATCGCGGAAATCGACCGCACCAAGCCCGTGCGCGCGCATTACACCTTTACGCAAGGCTTTTCCATGCAGGGCACGCAGCGCATCGCGGCGGCCGTTCGATCCGCGCTGTATCGCCGTCTTTCTTTCACGGATATCTGACCTATGGCCGGCAACCTCATCACTATCACCGACGCGGGGCGCGCTGCGCTCGTCGCGCCCGGAAACACGGGCATGAACGCGCATCAAGTCGTAAAGATCGGCCTCGCCTCGGCCCCTTTCGTCGTCGACAAGTCGCTTAAGGCGATGCCGAACGAGCGCAAGCGCATCACGACATTCGCCGGCAAGAACATCGCGCCCGATACCGTGCATGTCACGCTGAAAGACGACACCGACGATCAATTCACGCTGTACGGGTTCGGCCTGTATCTCGAAAACGATGTGCTGCTCGGAGTCTATAGCCAGGCGGCGCCGATCATGGAGAAGTCGCCGGCCGCAATGCTGCTGCTGTCGGCCGACATTCAATTCGCGACGATCGACGCGGCGGCCCTGACGTTCGGTGAGGCGACCTTTCTGAATCCGCCGGCGACGACCGAAGTGCAAGGCGTGATCGAGCTGGCGACGCAAGATGAAGTCAACGCCGGCACCGACACCGTGCGCGCGCTCACGCCCAGGACGGCCGCTAGCCGATATGCGGCACTCACGGGCGCTAATTTCAGCGGCCCCGTGCATGCGCCGTCCAGCACGGTCGACGGCGCGGCGATCATGGGCTCGGCCATGCTCAAGGGCACGCGCCAGGCTGTTATGTCCGTCGACAATTTCGACGGCCTCACGATCGAATCAACCGATCTACTGAACACGACGAAAAAGCCGATCGCACTCGCGCCGTATGGCGGCAAGGTACTCGTCGGCTCGACCGTCGACGATGGCATCGGCCTCGTGCAAGTCACCGGCCTTATCACTGCTCAGACACCGGCGGCCGGCGACGCATCGAAGCGCCTCGCGACGACTGAATGGGTAGTCGCGGCGATCGCATCCGACGCGATCGGCCGCATCGTATTCGAGCCACGCACCAGCGTTCGCGCCGGCTATCTCAAACTGAACGGCGCTGTACTTAAACGAACCGACTACCCGGCCCTATGGGCCTATGCGCAATCGGTCGGCGCGATCGTTGCCGAGGCGTCATGGGCCTCGAATAACTGGGGCTGTTTCTCGTCGGGCGACGGCGCAACGACCTTTCGCTTGCCCGAGCTGCGCGGCGAATTCATTCGGTGTTGGGACGATGCACGCGGCGCTGATGCCGGCCGCGCAATCGGCACCTATCAGGGTTCTCAAAACGTATCGCATGCGCACGGCGCGAGCGCTGCGGCGGTCGGCGATCACGCTCATAGCGCATGGACGGATTCCCAAGGCTGGCACGGGCACCACGGCGGCACAACTGCGTCCGGCGATCACCAACACAGTTTTAGTTATCCCGTTCCGCAAAGCGTCGCCGATAACGATCGCGGAAGCCTGAACAGTGGTTTTTCCGTAGATACCCCTGTCGTGCCTGTCACCGGATGGGGAGGCAATCACGCACACACGTTCGACACGGACGGCGCGGGCACTCACGGGC